CTACTGAGGATTTCAAAGAGAAGTACCCGGACGCCGCAACCACAGGCTACTACACTGACCACCGCGCTGACGGTTATTGGAAGGCCAAGGACGGCGTGACCATCGCGGAGTATTGGACGGTCAACCGAATTCCGCAGACCCTCTGTATGCTGGCCAACGGCGCCTCTGTTATCAAGGAGGATCCAGACCCCGATGTGCAGGCGGCTCTCCAAGCATTCCCGGTTATTGCTGAGCGGAGGGTTGAGCGCCCTCATGTCGAGATGCGGATTATCTCCGGCAGAGATGTTTTGGAGGGGCCGTTCACCTGGCCGGGTGACCGTATCCCAATTTTTACTGTGTGGGGGCGCTGTGGCCATGTTGGTGAGCGCAAGGTAGTTAAGTCGCTGGTGCATAACGCCCGCGACTCCAGCCGCCTCTACAACTACGCCGCCTCGATTGAAGCTGAAAACATTTCGAAGGCCCCTAAGCCAAAGTGGATGGGCACGGATGAAATGATTGCTGGGCGTGAGCACGCTTGGGCGAATGCCAACCGGGTCAGCTCGGACTTCCTCAGTTATACGGTGGACCCTGAAAGTCCCACGGGCAAGCCTGAGCTGATTCCGCCGATCCCGGTGGATGCGGGTATCGCCAATGCGAGGGCTATCGCAGCCGACGACAAAAAGCGGGTGATCGGTATCTATGACGCCTCGCTTGGCCAGCGCTCAAACGAGACGAGCGGCATTGCGATCCAGCGCCGTGATCAGCAAGCTGATATTGCTAACTACGTTTTCGTGGACAACCTTAACCGCGCTATTGAGGCGACAGGCCGAGAGTTGGTAAGGGTTATTCCGAAGGTCTATTCCACACCGCGCCAGCTTCGCATTCTTGGTCCTGACATGGAGCCGCAAATCGTCGCGGTGAACCAGCAGGGCGGCGTCGATATTACCGTGGGGAAATATGATGTGGTCATCCAATCGGGGCCGGGCTTCAACACCCGGCGCCAAGAGGCCGCAGAGTTCTATATGCGGTTCGTTGAGACCAACCCACAATTCGCACCATTCGTAATGCCAATGATCCTGCGCAACATGGATTATCCGGGCTATGACGAATTTGAGCAAGTTGTGCAGCGGGCGATGCAGCAAATGATGCAGCCGCCGCAACCCAATCCGGCTGATCTTCTCAACGCTGAGAAGGATAAGGCCGACCTCGCTGGCAAAGAGCTGATCAACCGCCAGCGCTTCTTAGACCTTATGGCTCAATATGGGCCATCGGCATTCGGTCCTCCCGCTCCCGTGACGGCAGGAATCCAACCGCAACTCACGGGTACGCTTCCAAGCGCATAACGTCGAGAGACGCCATGACCATTGAAGAAACGGGCGACACGCCCGAACATGAGGCCGCGCCTGAAATTCAGGAAGAGGCCACTGACCAGGTAGGTGCCGAAGAGGCGTCTGAAGAGGAGGGCGAGGCCAAGCCTAAGCCAACCTTTAAGGACCGCTTCAACGAAGTCTACGGACAGAAGAAGGCCGCTGAGCGGGAGGCTGAAGAGCTTCGCCAGCGCATCCAATATTATGAATCGCAGCAGCAAGCTGCGCAGCAAGATCCCGCCCCTCAGGCGGAGGAACAGCCGCCACAGCCGCCGAACCCCGATCAGTACCAAGATGGTACATATGATCCGGCTTACATGGCTGACCAGGCGAGATATTCAGCCGATTTGTCAGCGTACAAAGTGCGCCAAGTGATGCGTGAGAATGAGCAACGCACACGACAGGAGCAACAGGCCAACACCGTCCTGCAGACCTTCCAACAAAAAGCGTCCGAATTGGGCGAGGAAGGGCAGGCGGCTCTCCGATTGCAGCGTGATGCGCTTTCGGGGGCGGTCCCGGTTCCTCCTGAAGTGGGCAATGTTTTGACGCACGCAGAAAATGGCGTCCAGTTGGCGGCTTACCTCGATCAGAATAGAGGCGAGTTGTACCGCATCGCAAACCTTCCGGGTCATATGCGCTCTTACGAGCTGGCGAAAATCGAGCAATCCATGACGGCGACGCCCGAGCCTACCGCTCCAACAGCTAAGCCGTTCCCCACTGCCGACGGAAAAGGCCCATCAGGCGCGAAGACGTCTGGTTGGAGAAGTCAGGCAGAATACCGAGCTTTTCGTGAGGGCCGCAAGGACACCGCGAAGAGATAGGCCAACCCCCCATGCAGCGTCGTGATGACGCCGCGTCCCTTTGATGGAGGCCTTTCATGGCTAGCAACACCCTCATCACGCCGGATATGATCGCGCGTGAATCCCTCGAATATCTTCAATCTAACCTCGTGATGGCTAAGACAGTCTATCGCGGCCACGAAAAAGAGTGGCTGGGCCGGGGCTTTAAGGTCGGTGACACCGTTTCCTACCGCCGCCCTGTTCAGTACACGATCCGCTCTGGTAAGACCGCATCCATCCAGGATACGACCGAAGGCAAGCTTACGACCCAGGTTAACAACCAAAAGGGTATTGACTTCGAGTTTGATAGTGACGAGCTGACTCTTGATATCGAGGAATTCGGCCAACGCTACCTCAAAAACGCGACTTCGCGCATTGCCCACCAAGTTGATATTGACTTGATGGGTCTTTATACGAACGTTCCATCTTGGGTTGGCACTCCTGGCGAAAAGATTAACTCATACCCCGACTTTTCGGCGGGCATCGAGCGCCTTGATGAGTTGAACGTGCCGATGGAAGAGCGTTACTCGGTTCTCGCCCCTGCGGACTATCACGCCCTTGCGGCGAACCAGACCACTTTGGGATCGTCTGATCGTCTGGTGGAGTCCGCTTACGAGCGCGCCAAGCTGCCAAGGGATCTCGGCGGCGTTGAGGTGTTCATGTCGCAGCAGGTTCCGAACCACACTCGCGGCTCGGCTGCTGGCACCATTCTTGTCGATGGTGCATCGCAGGGCACGACCTACGCGGCGTCGAAGGATGCGAACTCGCAGACCCTTAACGTGGACGGCCTCACAAGCGGCACGGCGTTTGCGGCTGGCGACGTGATCACGCTTGATGGTGTCTATGCGGTGAACCCGGCGACGGGCGAAACGCTGGACTTCCTGCGCCAGTTTACCGTTACTGCGGCTTCTGCAACGTCCAGCGGCAACACGGACGACATCGCCCTGACGATCACTCCAGCGATCATCACAAGCGGCGCGTACAAGACGTGCTCGGCTGAGCCCGCCAATAATGCGGCTGTAACGGTGGTTGGTTCGGTGTCCACGAACTATCGCCAGAACATGGTTTATCACAAGAACGCCTTTGGCCTTGTGATGGTGCCTATGATCAAGGACCTTCCGGGCGCAGAGTGCTATACCGCCACTGACGAGCAAACGGGCCTTTCGATCCGTTACGCGAAACAGTACGACATCTCGAATGACAAGGTGGTCCACCGTCTTGATGTTCTGTATGCGGTCACGGCGGTTGATAACCGTCTCGCCACTCGCATTTCGGGTGCTGCATAATGGCGACCGCCGCAGATATCATTGATCTCGCGATTGGTGACTATCTGAACCAGAGCCAGGAGGGGGATTCGTCCCTCTCCGGGTTTCTGGCGACGAAGGGGTTGGCGCGTCTTAACGACATGCTAGCCTCGTTTCCTTCGTATGGCATCGGCGGAGGCTTTCGCGATGCAACGTACACCTCATCTTTTGAGGTGACGGAGCCTGTGCGCGTTTACTGCCAGGGCTCGACATTCACAATCACACTCCCGGAGAAGCCTACAGAGGGCTACTCAATTGAAATTCACAACCCAGGAACGATCACGCTGGCGCGCAATGGCAACCTCATTGCAGGGTCCGCCGCAGACGCGACTGTGACCGAAGATAAGCTTTTCATGTTCATCGAAGGCGATTGGAAGGAAATGGGCGCGCTTACCAACGGCAGCACTGTGCCGTTTCCTGACGAATTTAAGGGCGCGCTCGCTGCTATGTTGGCGATGGAAATTGGCGGGACGATGGGCCTTCTCGATCCGCCCGTAGCCGTGCAACGGCTTGCCAGTAAGGGGCTTAGTCGCCTCCGTGCCCGCTACCGTCCGCGCCTGAACAAACAGGCAGACTACGGCATCGACCCCCGCCAGCAGCGCGTTGACATCTTGAATTTGGATAACTGACGTGTTCATTCCTTTCGGTGCACAGGATTATGTTCCAGGGCGGCTTAACCAGCCAGATATTGCCCTTCGGAATATGTATGCTGAGGAGGCTCCGCACCTTCCGCACCGAGAGTTTCAGCTAGTCCCTACGCCGGGGCTGGTTGCACGCAACACGGGCTTTGCTGGTGAGGCGGGGGCTTGCTTTCGCACCGCTGGCTTGTTCGGCGGCGATATGTGGATTGCTGCGGGCACGACGCTTTACCGCAGGACGGCCTTGGGCGCTGTGACGGCGGCTGTTACCGGCCTACCCGCATTCACTTACAAGCCACAGTTTGCGTCCTCGCAGTCAGAGATTGGGCTGGTCCAGGGCGGAAATGCCTACAAGGTTGAGGGCTCGTCAGCCACTCAAATCACCGTAGGCGCTGCATCTGGCAACATCCACGGCATTGCCCAAGAGGGGCAGCGGTTCTTGTTCCTAGAAGAGGGATCGGGCCGTGTTTGGTTCTCTGACCCTGGCGATATTGCCACGGTGGGCGGAACGTCTTTCGTCACCACGGAGTCGGAGAGTGACCCGAACCTCGCAATCCGGGTGTTCAAGAAAGACATCATTTTGTTCGGCATGGACACAACCGAAATCGGATACTTTACGGGCTCTGATCAGGTGCCGTTCCGGTTCCGGGACAGCCGCATGTCGGTCGGCATCCTTGGTTATCGAGCCCACACACAGACAGATAACGACGTCTACTTTGTAAGCGATACGGGCCGCGTCATGCGGTATCAGTACGGCAATCCTGTTCCCGTTGACACGATCCCGGTGGTCAACCACTTAGAAGGTGTTGCGACCGCTGATCTCGATAGGGTTCGGCTGGACACGTACCAACAGGGGCGGCGTGCGTTCATCATCCTGACGATCCCAAGCGTTGGTCAGTTCGTGATGGATGAGGCGACGGGGCTTTGGCATGAGCGCAAGCGTACTGGCCAGACCCACAGCGGCATCGGGCCGATTTGCCAGATTGATACGGCGGTGTTCTGCTTGGAAGAGGGGAGCACCACGCCAGACCTCTACCAGCTCGACCGTGAGGTTTACACGGACGATGGGAACACGATTATTCGTGAGGCAACGGCGGCGTTCCCTATTGATGACGCCAACCTGAACATCCAAGCCCTTCGCGTAGAGGGGTTCGGCGGCGTTGGTCTCGATGGGAATGTTCAGGGGTCGGAGCCAGTTTTAGACCTGTTCGTATCACGTGACGGCCAGAGCTATGGCAACGCCATTCGGCGGTCTATGGGTGAGATTGGCCAGTTCCGACACGCAATTGTGTATGGCCCACTCGGCAACTTCAAGCCCGGCGTTCCGCTGTTCAAAATTCAGTACGCTGACCCCGTTGGCTACACAGTAACGGGCGTGGTCCTGAACCCGCAGGAGCGCCGCTGATGCCCATCAACCGACCGATCGAGGTTATCCCGTCGATCCCTAACCAGGATGTTCCCCCGGTTATTGAGGTTGAGGTTCTGGACGCGAATGGGAACAAGACCACAGAGCTTCGTCAGCATCCAGACTGGCGGCTGTTTAACCAGAAAATGAAGGACAACCTTGTCTGGAACGGCGAGGACATCATCTTTCAGTATGTCTCGGAGACGGACGGGGCAATTGCCTCCGTGGACCAGCGGGTTACGGCCAACGCGTCAGACATATCAGCCAACGCTCAACTCATCACCACCCTGCGCACCGATGTGGATGGCAACACAGCCAACATCCAAATAAACGCTACCGCGATTTCTAACGAGGCGACGGCAAGAGCAGAGGCTGATACAGCTCTGCGCACGGATGTTGACGGAAACACCGCAGGCATCCAGACGAATGCAACCGCGATTTCTGATGAGGCAACAGCAAGGGCGCAGGCGGATACAGCGTTACAAGCGACGGTCGACACCAACACGGCGAATATCAGCACGAACGCCCAGGCTATCGTAGATGAGGCGAGCGCACGGGCAAGTGCCATTTC